AGCTGACTTAAATTCACTCACAAGTCCTTTGGATTTCTGTGCTGCGTTTCTGGCTGCCATTCGCATACTGTCGCTTAAGCCTCCAGGGGCTGCTCTAAGCTTATTGATTGCGTCTTGGCTTTTCGCTTTTTGAATCTCACGGCTGTTCAATGCTTGCTTAAGAAATCGATCAGCAGCAGCGTCGTCTCGTAATGACTTCAGTTGAATATCAGCAGTTTGATATGCTCGATTCCACAAGGCAGACTTTGCTGTCTCAAAAGCAGCCTCAGCGCTACCAAACTCTTTGAACGCTCTAGCGTAGATGTTGTTGGCAAAGTTAGCTCGATCCTTAAGCCGGTTATATTCGTCCTGTTGTCGCTTGGCTTCTCGGTCAATCGCTTGATTGATCAAATCCATCCCTACATTGCGACCTTGACCGCCGCGAAAACCACGGGCTGCCTCGCCCAGTGCAATTGCAATAGCAGCAGCAACCTTTGACCCGGTTGTTGACAAAGGACCACGGTCAGTTGGCCTGTACTCATTGACCATCTTTTCAGCCGCTTGCAGATTTTTTATCGATCTTTCTTTTTCTTCGCGAGCTTTGAGGAGTCTATCAGTCTCCTTCATCTCTTCTATCTCTTGCTCTTTTCGAGCAAGGTCACCACGGACACGCTCTCGCTCTTTTGCAATCTCTGGATCTAAGCCGAATACTTTTGGCGTATACCTTGATGGAGCAGGTCTGCCTGTTGCGCTTCTTGCTAAATAGTCTTCAACAAAACGTCTTTGTTGTGAGCCGCGCTCTTCCGCAGAATCTTCAAACTCGGACAAATCCGGCTTAGTCGTGTCTAAAGTAGCCCGAGACATAGGAGCATCTTCGTCAGACATTAAAGCGTAAGGAGTTCGTGGCGGAACAGGGCGCAGGGGATCGACCACTGGGGGGCCTACGAAAGTGGCATCTCTACGAAGACGTTTCTCTGTTTCTGTAAGAGGCGGCTCTACATCTTCTGAAATTGAGTCAATGAGAAATTGATTTATATCATCTTCATCTATGGGATCGAATCGTGATTGCCCCCGCACTCTAGCTATTGGGCCAATAGATCTTTTCTGCCTTTCAGTTAAAAGTTCTAGTTTTTCTTCGTTTGATAATTGCTCAAATCGCTCAGGCAATATTGATTGAAAACTCATTGGATCAGGATCAAGCCCCGACCTAAATCTTTCTGGATAAACATCTCTAAAGGTCAGCGGATCGGGCTCAACTTCATCTTTTATCGATTCGGCGATGAAATTTTCATTGATTACATTATCCCCTCGTGGTCTCGGCATCACTTACCCTCCAGTTTTTTGATACGGTCGTTAAGGTTCGCCATACCCGCGAGCAACTTACCAAAACCTTCAGGGATCGTCTTCACGCCACCGACTTCTTTAACCATATCTTTCGGCATGTCTTGCGCCATCACGCCGTAGTCGCGCTCCCCACCAATATCGTATTCCTTAGCGGAGAGAGCGTCTAGCATCTTGCGGGTCTTTGCATTCCCATCCTTGATGTTGGACTTCATGTTTTCGTCAGAAACCATCTGGCCAAAAGCACCCCCAAGCTGACCGCCCGCAGACATAGTTGCCATACCAACGGCAGGGTTAACAAAGAAGCCCAAAGCACCTAATCCAGCACCAATAGCACTGCCTATTCCGCCTCCAAACATTGAATTTCGCTCTTCTTCTGCTGCTTTTCGAGCCTGCTCTTCTTGATACTTTTGAATTTCGCCCTGAGTCTGCAACTGCTGCATCATTTCATCAGCCTGGCGTAGACGCGCTAAGTCTGCTGCTGCTGCTTGCGCTGCTGCTTGCGCACCACTGGCCCCCACTGCTCTTTGCGCCGCCTGCTGAGTTGCTCCGGCAAATGGGCCACGCGCTGCTGCACCGACACCCATCTGAGCTGCTGCAAGCTCGCGCTGTTGGCGAAAAATATCTTGGGCTGCTTGGCTTCTGCGATCACGACGACGAAGATCGCGAGCCTCTCTGCCTAATTGCATAAATTGCTGAAGCTGCGGACCTTCTAATCCTGCCTGTTGCCCCCTGTAGCGCAGAGACTCTTGATTGCGGTAAGCATTGTTTTGAATACCAGTGTAAGCAGGTTGGTTTCTCTCAGGGGTTACTTCTTGCCCCGGAGCGCCGGTTGGTTCTTCGTATCTATCTGCCATTACATACCCCCAAACTTAACACCGGCCTGAATTGTGCCCATTAGGTCTTCGTAAATATTTTGTCTTCTCTGCATGTCTCGGGCAACCTTCATGCGCAAATCATCGCTGATTGTAGCGTTGTTGAGTATGTACTCTAAAGATTTTGTCTTTTGAGCAAAATCCGCAATGTCGCCGTAATAATTGGCCACGTCGTCAGGAGTAGCTACACCGGAACGAAATTTGTCGAGAAAAGTATTTAACTTTGAAAGGCCTTCGTCCTGACCCTGAAGGTTCATTGTTAGTGCTGCTCTTGCAGACTCCTCATAGGGCGTCATGGTTTGTCGTGTAGGGGAGACCGCTGCATCGAAACCAGAAACTATACCAGAAGGCCCTAATGTCGCTGAATCATCAAGGCGCGTAGACTCAATGTTTGCTGCCAAAGGCGAAATCATGTCAGGAGCATCGCCTCTAATTATAGAAAATTCAGGATCAAACTGTCTTTCAAAGCGTCTTGCCGATGCTGCATTAAAAACACTTCTAGCTAACGCTTCTTGCTCCATCGCTCTTTTAGTAGCATCCTGCTGCCCCATCTGAGAGCCAGCGTACAATCTCTGAAGCGTATCCTGCCCTGGATCATAGTTAGGGTTCTCGTTAAGGAAGTCGACCGCTCCCTGAACACCGCCCTTGGCTTCAGCAGCCTTCAAGCCCTCTGCTAAAGCACTTTGCTCGGCCAGGTAACTACCATACTGTCCTGCTAATGCGCTTGCAGTACCAAGACCCGCCTGAAACATACGGCCAATATCTTGCGTCTTCTTGCGATATTTACGCAATCGCTTTTCTGCCTCGCCAGCCGCGACAACATCGCCAAGTCTTTTACGACGAGCAAATTCTGCCTGCCTCTGTTGCGCTTCACGCGCCTTTGCCTGCTGTGCTGCACCACCAAGAATCTGCTGCGCCATACGACCACGCTGAATCTCATCAACCTGACCAGTGGCTTGCTGTCTTGCCAGTTCTTCAGCAGCCTGTGCTGCGATAAGTTGAGCTTCTGGTTCCATTTATATCTCCGGGGCTGTTTGAGCTGCTGGCAACTTGAAGGTTCCCGCACGCGAACCAACTTCAAAGGCAATTCCGTTAAGAGTAACACCTTCATAGTCGGATACGTTTGCGCTGCACCGAATACGCGCTTTCACGTATCGGCTCTTTTGATTTGATAAATGTATCCGTAATTGATCGGTCGGAAAAGCATCAGCCAGTATGTTGTATTCGTCTGTGTTGCCACGATCATCAGTCAAATAAATTGTAAACGTTGTTGAATTTAACTCTTGGAACAACAACAACATTCGGTAAACACGCTGAATGGATTGCAGACCAGCCATAGACAAGTTGTTTAAAGTTATGTCTAACCTGTACTCGCTGTATGCGACGGGGCTTAAAGCTGTTTGGTCGCGAAACAACGTAGATGATTGACGGATAATCTTACCTGACTTCTTTAGGATGTAATGCGCTTCTTTAGGATCACCACCTGAACCATCAAAGACCTGACCTGCAAATGCGTCACTGGTGGAATCCTGAATTGTCCAATTAGTCCATTGCCTAAAGAATGTGTTGTAGACCAGCATGGCTACATTATTTCCGTCTAATGATTCGCCAGCAAAACGAATCTCATTTTGATAATCAAAGACGGTTATGTTTTTTACACCATATGTATTTACAAGGTCTTCAACCGGCGCACCAACATATTGAATCTGACCGTTGGTGGTAATCAGGTAGATTCCCCTGTCTGCTACATAAAAAGTGCCAAAGGCGTGAGATAGATGCGGACTACCAGGAATCGCCCCTTGGCCTGCTCCAATCAAAGACGGCTGGGCAAAGAATCCCTGGCCGATTGCATTGGGGCCATCGCCCTGTACAGCAAATACATTGTTCCTGGTGAACAAAGTAAGAAAGTTTATGTTTGACTCAACGCCTGTTATCTCACCAGCATCGCCAGGTATGTCAATTACAAACTGCGGCAATGGATACCCTGAGACTTCCCCTTGGGTCAGTGGTTTTGAGAATCGAACAAACTCAGTTGGTGTAGTTACAAAGACTCTGCCTTTGTGCTCAATAAGATCAGTAACACAGCCAGGTTGGTAATTAGGTAAAACCCCACCTGTTGTATAAATAATTGGAAGCTGCTCGTATTCTTCTTCGGTCTCTCCTCGGTCGATAAAAGTAATCACCGAGTCATTTGAGTTCATAAGAATAGACGATACCTTCTTAAGTAATGGCCCTTCGTTAACTCCAGACCGATACATAGTAACGCGAGTTTTAAGATACTTAGTTGTAAGGACTAACCCGTAAACTCTTGCGATAATAATGCTGTCATTTGCACCTAAATCAACCTGTTGAATCGGCGTATTTACAGAGAAGTGAATGTTACCCTGCGCATCCACGTAATCGTAGGTGAACGAGACAGAATAAGTTTTAGCCGATGAGAGCCTGCTCAAGTAATTTGAGGCCGAACCAACAAGTGTAGTTATTCCTGGGTACTCGTAAAAACCATTCTCAACAACATCAACGCCGTCATAGCTGTAAAGAACACCGCCTGATCCAAGAAGCGCATTGCCAACATCAAGAAACTTGTGATCTCTATCTGGATCAAGGTTAAGCTCTGTAATTGAGCCAGTGTATGTCTGATCTTTGTATTTTTCAGACATAGTTGCTGCTGTAATGTTTTGAGTCTCTGCGAAGAACCCTTCAGTAGCTAATCTATTTGATCCAAATACAAACTTAGAAACAGTGCCAAGACCAGATGCTCCAGTCTGAGATACCCGAGAAATACCATCGAGCAATCGATAGTTTGCAGAGATTCGGGCCTGATAGTCATCAGTGAGATTCAAGCAGCCTTGTGTGGGCACAGTTGCGCCAACAATACTTTTGTAAAGAATGTTTCCAGTGAGTGTAGTATCTGGCCTAACTAGGTATTCGACAGTGTTGAAGTCAGCGCCATCGGCATTAGTCCTGGAGATAACAACGTAAGGAGTTTTACCTAGTCCACTACCTACACCAGACTTTGCATTAAATGCATTAAACCTCATAGCATCGCATACGAGTGTAGCGTTTTGAGCCAGCACATACGATGACTTTTGGCCTGTGCTAGTTCTATCTCCAAAAGCAGCATAGACAGTATGTGCTAATGGTTTTACGGATGTTTTATCTAAATTAACGAAAGAGTCTGCATAGGTAAAAGCATGACTTGGGGAAAGAGCTGTATTTATAGCAGTCTCTAAATTTGTTTGTTCTGCTGACGTTAATATCGCCTTCTCAGTATTTGAAGATAACGATAAAAGATTATACTCAAAACCTGACCCAGGCTCTAAGATTGAAACCGTAAATCCGCCGTGCGCCCCGATTAACCTTGAATAACCTAGATATAACTTTGCTTTAGCAGATGTAGCAGTACCGCCTCCAGCAGGGGTCACATCCACTATGAAATCAGTTGTTGGGGTTGAGTGACCTGAGCCGCATTCTATATCCCCAATCTCAAGCAATCCACCAGTATCAGAATCTTCATCAAGACCACTGTGATTTTGGCGAGGAGTAGAGCTGGCATTAATAGGCTGATGAATCACTGTTAAATAGTAATACGCCTCTGAACTTGTACCCATTTGTACATGTGTAGCATTATGCAAAATCGCGCCATCGCTAGGGTCAAAGTCAAAAGTAACAGGACTTGATGATAAGGACGCTGGGTCAAATGCCGTGCTGCTTACTTTGTATGAACCCGCTTTACTGGCTTCTCGCGTGTAATAAACTGAAAGTTTGTTTGTGTGCGTGTCATCGGGGTCGACACGGCAAGCTAATCCCGGGACAATGGCGAAACCGTCATTCTGAATAGACGATTTAGTCATGTTAACCGTAGTGGTTACATCAACATACTGATGTGCTTTATAGGTACCGCCGTTAATATCGGATTGGCGATACCTGGCGAGCTTTACTGTGGTCACAGAAGGCGAAGCGTAAAGATGAAACGCAACAAAGATTGCTTCGGAACCACTGTCATTAACAGACTCTACGCTAATTGACGACAGGACTTCGTCGCATTGAAGAACTGCGGGCGTCCCTGCATTATCAAGAAGATCATTCTTCGTGATTGGCGCTGCACCTGTCCAGTTAGGGAGACTGTTCATCTCCACTCTGGCAATCTTAATCTTATTCTTAGAAGACCCAGAGTCATAGATGGAGTAAACAATATAAGCGTCAGTGCCTATTTTCTGAAGATGCACAGAAGGAAGCCGCGAGATCCCCTCCTTGTAATTTAAAGATGCCCTTGTAACACTGTCTACAATAATTGGGTCACGAACCCACGTCTTAGTGTCGTCTTCTTGAATACCAGCATAAATAACGTACGCTTGACCAGAAAGGGGGCCAACAGGAGTTACTTCAACCCACGCCACAAAGTTGTAAACTTTGCTGCTAATCGTATATTGCTGAAGTTTAAATGCTCCAACTTTTTTAAAGTCAGCATTATACACTGACTCATTTTTAAATTCGCAGTTTAGGAAATCACCGCTTCTCTTTAATGCTCCGCTAGCATATTCGGTGTAAAGCTGCTGACCATCAGATACGATCATTTGATCTTTAAATTTACCAATAGCGGTACCGTTTTGAAAACGGTAGATAGTCGTGCCGCCTTCTCCATCATCGACAGACTCACTATCTCTATGGATGCTGTAGCCGTTTCGCTTGCTTATCTGACCAGTCTTTAGCATTGATGCGTTTTCAGCATTACTAAGCGCACCAGGCTGAGAAGTAACAAATGAAGACTTCTCATCAAGGCCAGAGCTAAATGGTAGCGATAAGGTTTTTTTCTGGAGCGCCATTAGAATACCCAAAGATTTACGGTAACATCCGCGCTGCACCGAAGTTTTATATGCTCACGCGACTCACCTATGCCATTAACTCCGTCGAATATATCAGCCTGCGCACTTTTCGTTAATACAAAGTAACCCGCAGCTTTATGCCTGAGAGAATGGCCAACTTGATTATCTTGACCCGTCTTTAACTTTACACCTTCAAGTAAAACCCCGTACTGAAACGGCGCTTCTTCAAGGCCACGAGCAAGTTTAAGAACAGCATTTTGAAGATTGTTTGCATCGGATGACAAATGAAATTGACTATAGAACCTAGTCATACGTCACCCCCTAGTAGCGAAGAATAAAGTCGTCTCTGAATCGACCCTTGCGAACATCGCGAATAGCAAACGAGCCACTTACATCACGTGGTGTGATGGCTCTGATAATACGACTAGCGAGTTGCTGACGCTCACGCTCCAGGGCGGAAACGTCAGACTCCTCTTTCATCAACATACGGATTGCAGTCGCCACAACCACGTACTCCTCAAAGCCAGGGATTACATTCTCAATCTCTGTCACCGTAGACGAAAACTGCGTTGCCTGCGGGACATAGTAGAGCGTGATAGAGCCAGACTGTGAGTTGTTGGGAATAAGTTTAATCTTGTTCCCTTCGACCTTGTACATTGGCTCAGCCAATCGATCGATAACTGCATAGGGCGTATTGTAGACGTTGCGCTCAGAGAAGGAGTAAGCCCTGAGCGTCGATGTAATCCCACCGGAATTGTAATCAACGCCCAGAGCCTTGTAAAAGTCATCTGGCAGGTTAGCGCCCCCGGTCGCAATGGGGACGCTATATGTTTGCTCAGAGACAAAATAGTCTTCGTAGCTTTTGACCATAAAGTCATGCAACTCGGAGATACTTGAGTTCAGGTAGTCCTGAATCTCCGCGTCACTTACGAAGGTGCTATTCTCCATGTCGGCGCGGCGACGCGCACGGGTTCTTAAATCAGATTCAGTGAACGTCGCCATTGCCCCACTCCTTACATGCGCATGTCTAGGTAATCATCAAGAGCATCGACGAACGCACTGCCGTCTTCTTCCTTGATGGCCATAGCCATACGCTTGCCCGCATCTTCTTTTGCCTTGCTATAATCATCATCTGAAGAGCCTTCAGCATCTTTGCCTTTGGCTTTCTCCAGAATCATGACCGCAAGACCTTTGCCCTTGCCCTTCATTACCTAGTCACGCTTGTGTTCAAGAGAAACAAAGTAACATAGAACTCGTCGCCAGAGGTTAAGTCTGCTGTAGAAAGTTCTACAACAATGCTTGGATCTGCCAAAAGAGGATCTGAGTTTCCAGTAGGGTGCAGACTACTAGCGGCAACGTTTTCAAGGACTTCAACAACCTCAGCAGGCGTCCCACCCCCTTGGTCATTACCCTTAGTTACCTGACACGAAAGCAACGCCTCATACTTGTCATCTAGCGTGATGCGAAACTTTCTATCAGTCAAACCTGTGTTCGGAGCAACATTGGCACCGGTCCCCCACTCGGCTTTTTTAACGCCATTTGTAGAAATGTCGGTGCCAGATGAATCAGTCAGAACAGCGGTAGCCGCTGGCTCTGCGCCGATTTTCACCTTGGTCGCAATGATCTTCATTTCCCGATTGGAAGACTGAACATCAAAAAAAGTTCGGTTAGCCATCTTTCACTCTCCTTATGCTAGAGCGACGCGGCTGTTGTATCCTGGTGCATTGCAGCTAAGGTTTCCGTAGAAACCAACTCGGACTTCATAAGCGTCGTTGTTAGCTTCACGAAGCATACGATTGCCATCAAGGTCAAGGATATGTGGAGCAGCGCCAAGGCTGTTGAGTGTCCAGGTATCCATCTGAAGCATG